TACGTCTAACCTGACAAACGCCTCCTCGATTTCCGGTATCGATACGACGTATCAGGTCAGCGGCCCCGGCATCAATCAGGCAACTTTCGTTGCCAGTGCGCCCAGCGGTACGACCATTCCGCTGTCGCAACCGGCTACTTCGACCAACACCGGCAGCACCTACACGCTGACGAAGGTCCGTTATTCGATGCCGTCCGACTATGACCGGCAGATCGACAATACCCAGTGGGACAAGTCCAAGCACTGGATCATGCTTGGCCCGGAGACTGCCCAGCAATGGGAATGGCTGATTTCCGGCTACATCTCCACCGGCCCGCGCATCCGCTACCGGATTTTTGGCAATTATTTCCAGATTTGGCCCGCCATCGCCACGGCCAACACGCTCGGATTCGAGTACATGAGCAATGCCTGGGCATCGGATGCCAGCGGCACGGCCAAAACCACATTCACCGTTGATACCGATACCTGCATCTATCCCGATGTACTGATGGTGCTTGGCCTGAAAAACAAATATTTTCAGGTCAAGGGACTCGGGCCGATTTATCAGGAAGACTTCGACAAGCAACTGTCGATTGCCAAGGCGAATGACTCCGGATCGCCGACACTGAGCTTTGCGCCCATTCCGGGGAACATCCTGATTGGGCCGGGCAATTTGCCGGACTCGCAATACGGAACTTAAGTACTACTTCGCATGATCACCAAACAGCGCAGAATCGTTCCGGCTCGGGCAACTCCAGCCTCATTGCCGGCACCCGTAGGCGGCTGGAATGCGCGCGATGCCTTGGGCGAAATGGCCCCGATAGATGCGGTTGCCCTGACGAACTTCTACCCGGCCACCACGGATGTGATGGTACGCAATGGGCATACACGCTTTGCAACAGGCATCGTAGGACAGGTGGAAACCCTGTTCAATTACTCAGGCGGCGCAACCAATAAGCTGTTCGCCGTCGCAGCCGGGTCTATTTATGACGTGACCGCGGGCGGCGCAGTCGGCGCAGCTTCTGTGACAGGTCTAACCAATTCCCGCTGGCAGTATGTGAACAACACGACGACCGGCGGCAGCTACCTCCAGGCAGTCAACGGCGCGGACAAGATGCGCGTTTTTGACGGTACGGCATGGCATGCGGACGGCGACGGCGCGCCATACAACATCACCGGGGTGGATAGCGCCACCCTGTCCAACCTGACGATCCATAAGTTCCGCGTCTGGTTTACCCAAGAAAACACGCTCAAGGCCTGGTATCTGGCAACCAGCGCCATCGGCGGGGCGGCCACTGCGTTTGATCTATCGGGGACCGCGCAATTGGGCGGCTATCTGGTTTCCATGTTCACATGGACCATTGACGCCGGTTATGGGGTGGACGATCTGGCCGCGTTTGTCACTTCCATGGGCGAGGTCATCGTTTACCGCGGTACCGATCCGTCTGCAGCCTCTACGTGGGCGCTGGTGGGCGTCTGGCGCATCGGCGCGCCTATTGGAAACCGGCCCTGCATCAAGTTTTCCGGGGACATGCTGATTATCTGTCAGGACGGCGTTTACCCGATGTCTGGCGCGCTGCAATCCTCCCGGACTAATCCAAAGATCGCGGTTACCGACAAAATACAGTTTGCTGTATCTTCGGCAATATCTCTGTATGGCTCACATTTTGGATGGCAGTTACTGCAATTCCCAAAAGAAAACATGTTGTTTTTGAATGTCCCGGTTCAAGAGGGGCAGAGTCAGCAGCAATATGTGATGAACACCATTAATAAATCATGGTGCAATTTCACTGGCTGGGAGGCTAATTGCTGGGAGTTATTCGAAGAAGACCCATATTTTGGCGGCAATGGGTTTGTTGCCAAGGCATGGGACGGTTTGAATGATAATGGAACTAATATCGCCGCCGATGGTTTGCAGGCATTCAATTACTTCGGATCGCCGGGCCAATTAAAGCGCTGCACAATGATTCGGCCTACGCTATTCACCGATGGCACGCCGTCAGCATTTACCAATGTCAACGTCGATTTTGATTTGAGCGATACCACGGCCCCATTATCTTTTACAGGGACAATATACGGGGTGTGGGATGTTGGATTATGGGATTCTGCTATTTGGGGCGGCGATTTGAATGTTTCGCGCCAATGGCAAGGCGCTACGGGATTAGGATATGCTTTTGCGCCGCGCCTTAAAACCGCCTCCCAGGGTATTCGCGTGCAGTGGGTGGCTACCGATTTGGTTTTTGAACGCGGCGGCATCCTCTAGGTGACATTTTTCCATGTTCTACCACGAACAAGTGCCTGTACGGCTCCATAAGTAACTGGGTAATCTTTGGATATCTCCCCCATGGATTCACCAGCTTGGAACCTGCTTCTGATTTCTCGCACTTGCTCTACTTTGAGTTTTGAGAGAGGACATTTTTCACCAAAAGAGCCGCGTTTTTTTTGGTCTCGGTCCTGCATGTTCCCTAGAGCCGTAGTTACAAACAAATGATCTGGGTTGATGCATTTCGGCTGGTCACATCGGTGAGCAATAACGTCGGTTTCGGTTAGATATTCTTTTAAGGTTAATTGGGCCATAATGCGATGAGCGCGATAGTATCCATTCTTAAGGCGTATCTTCCCATATCCATCTTGGCCGATGCTTCCTTGATATATCCAGCAACCGTTCTCGTCAATTTTGAATCGCATATTTGCCTTGTGATGAAAAGAGGAGTTCATTGTAACATGGAAGTTCTGTTGTGAGCTACACCTTCGCCCGCGAGAATTTCGAGGCCACCTATCCAGAGATAGAGCCCCTATATCGCCAGCATTACAAGGAAATGAGCGACCGCCTGTCAGAGCAAGGCGTTGAGCTGGCCCCTTATGCGCCCAGGCTCAAGGAATATTGCGCGTATGGCAATACCGATTTCCTGATGACGCTAATACTAAGGCACGAAGGGCGGGCGGTAGGTTACTGCAATGTATATGTCACCACAGACATGCATAACGGTGAGATAATTGCGACTGAAGATACTCTTTTTGTGACCAAGGAACACCGGAATGGTGTAGGTAAGAAGCTGGTGGCTTTTGCCTTGTCCGAACTCAAAAAGAGAAATGTGAAACGATTACTTGTTTCCGCCAATACCGATTTGCGCGTTGCCAAACTATGGGGGCGCATGGGGTTTAAAGAAATTGCCACGCAAATGGCATATACCTTTTAAGGAAACAATATGTGCGGATCATCTTCACCCCCTCCACCTCCGGATTACACGGCCTCGGCACAGGCCACGGCTAGCGGTAATCTCGAAGCGGCACGCGCCGCCGCCATGGCAAACCGGGTCAATCAATACACGCCCTACGGAAGTCAGGTATATTCCCGCGTTCCGGAAGGGTTCGATCAGACCGGCTATGACAGGGCTATGGCGAGCTACAACCAGAGCATGGCGCTTGGTGGATCGCCTGCGGTTGCGCCTACCTATGACCCCTCCGGCTCGGGTCTGGGTATGTTTCGCTTCAGCGGCGGGCAAGAAGGTGTTTCAGCGGCTAATCTGGTGGCCCCGAACCGGGAAGACTTCTACAACAAAAACCCTGATGCGTGGCAATCGGAAATCAAGCTCTCCCCCGTCGGGCAGCAGTTGCTTGATTACCAGAATGCCGCATCACTCGGCCTCGGCCGCCAAACGACCAATGCATTGGGCCGTGTCGACGAATCGCTGTCAAAGCCTTTTGATTACGGTTCGGTACAGGACGTCAGTGACGCCGCCTATGCCGCCCAGACGGCCCGCCTCGACCCACAATGGGCACAGCAACAGCAGGGCATTGAAACCCAACTCGTGAACCAAGGGCTGCGCCCAGGCACTGAGGCATATGACAACGCCATGCGGACCTTCAGCCAAGGCAAGAATGACGCCTACACCCAGGCGCGCATGGCGGCAATCAATACCATGCCGCAGACCTATCAAATGTCGTCGGCCCTGCGCAATCAGCCGCTGAATGAATTGAATGCTTTGCGGACGGGTTCGCAGGTAACCAATCCATCATTTACCAATGCCCCAACTCAGGGGCAAACATCCGGCGCAGACATAATGGGCGCAAAGAATGCGCAATATGCCGCGCAGATGCAGGGATATAACTCGCAGCAGGCATCCGACGCGGCCTTTAATCAAGGCTTAATGAGTTTGGCTGGCACTGCGGCAATGTTCGCCTTCTGATGATGAAGCCCAGTAATATCGGCTGGCTCTCTTATTTTGGAGAGCCGTCTATTGGTGCATGGGAATCTGATATTTTCGGCGCGGCGGCATTTCGTGATCAAAATTCGGTGAGGCTCGATATTTTCCGCAAGGATATGCAGGACGGCATTACTTGGGATGAACTTCGGAATATCAAAAATGAATGTGGGTTTGCCGATAAAGACGCGGTGGAATTCTTCCCGGCTGAAGATTCTGTAATTAATACCGGAAATTATCGGCATTTGTACATATTTAATGATAAATTGCCACTTATCCGCAGAGGCAAATAATGGCTCAATATTCAAATACTGTTTCATTTCAAGCGCCATCTGATTTTGGCGTGGAAACACAGGCGAATGATCGCCAGCGCAAATTAGCGGAAGCCATGATGATGCGCAGCATGCAGCCGCAGGCGGCTGGGCAGATGGTGGGCAATCAATATGTGCCGCAAAGCTGGACGCAGGGACTCGCCAATGCTGTGCAGGGCCCCGCCGCGATGTATATGCAGAAACAGGCCGACGAAAAGGCCAAGGATATTGCCACGCGCCAGCGCGAAGCCTACGCCAAGGAATTGACGGACTTTGCCAAGCTGAGCCAAGGCACGCCAGCACAGCCAGAAGCAACGGGCAACAATCCCAGCGCTTACACGCCTCCACAGGCCGCGGTTCCTGGGGATCGCCAGGCCGCGCTTGCCATGGCCCTGGGTGCGCAGAATCCGCAGCTTCAGCAGTACGGTATTTCCCAGCTCATGCCGAAAACCCCAGAATGGGCGCTGGGTGAGCGGTTCAATGCGCAGACCGGCCAGCCCGAAAAGTTCATGTACAACAAGAACGACCCAAGCCAGATGCAGGCCATCGGCGGGCAGCAGGCGGTTAAGGGGACGGCCATCAATGGGCAGCTGGTCAACCCGGCAACCGGGACATTCATCGGCGGCGCTGTTCCCAAACAGCTAGAGCCTGATTCTGTGGTCACTATGGGGCCAGGCGGCGTCCTTGCGCCCAATGTGCCGGTTATCGCGGCAAAGAGCCAGATCGCACGGGAAGGAAAGCCGGTTACCAATGTTAAGGTTAGTACCGAAAAAGGCTATGCAGGCGAGATTGCCAAGGGCTTGGCTGGTCAGGACTTGGCGGCTATTGATGCGGCCCGGAATGCCGGGGACCGTATCCGTACTGCTCAGTCAGTGAAATCGCTGCTCGAGAAATCGCCAATTACCGGGACTGGCGCAGAAGCGCGCCTAGCGCTCAATAAGGCGCTGACCACGGCGGGGCTGATTGATGGTACTCAGGTCCGAGATACTGAAACGCTTGCTGGTTTGCTGGCCTCTTCCACGCTTGACGCCATCAAAACGTCCGGGCTCGGGGGCGGACAAGGCTTCACAGACAAAGATCGCCAATTTCTTGAACGCGCCCGGAGCGGTAATTTGGAAGTTAATCCGGCTACTTTGCGGGATTTGGCCGATCTTAACGAGCGTGCGGCCAGGGCCTCAATTCAGCGCGGCAAGACAGTCGCCAAGCGCTTACAAGGCAACCCGTCAATGGGCACTGTGGGGCAGGAATTCAACTTTGATGAGCCTCCAGTCCAAGCGCCGAAACAACAGCCGGGGGGCGCGCGCTTCCTTGGCTTCGAGGGGCAATAAATGCCAATCGCACGTTTTCAGCTTCCAGATGGGCGGGTAGCCCGATTTGAAGTCCCGGAGGGTACTACGCCAGAACAGGCTCAGTCCATTGGCGCGAATTATTTCTCCAAGCCTCAAGGCCCATCAATTTCGCCAGAGGCTTCGCGCATGGCCGCGGAGGGGATGGGATGGCCCCAAACACTGGCGGTAGCCGCTGGGCAGGGCTTTGACAAGCTGGCCACGGGGGCAAAAGACTTGGCGCTGGCTGGCGTGGAAAGATTCGCGCCAGAGAGTTTTTCAAAGGCGGCACAACAAGAGCGGGCCGCGCTAGCCGCGCAAGAGGCAGAGAAAAATGCAGCTTATGCCGGACTGAAAGAGGCGCGACCCATTGCCACGGGCATGGGAGAGGCCATTCCTTCTATTTTGGCAACGGGAACATCCGGGATTGTGCCATCAGCCTTGAAAACGGGCGGCATGGAAGCGCTTAAATATGGCGATGGGGCCAGCCGTTTGGGCCGGGGTCTCGTCGGCACTGGGGCGTCTTTGGTGGGCGGCGGTGTTGGTCAGGCCGTAGGCGGCATGATTGCGCCAGTAGCGGCAAAAATGCAAGGGCCAGTTCAGCAGGCAGCATTGCGCGCTGCGACAGCTATGGGGTATCAGCCGCGCTTGTCGGAGGTAACGGGTAGCCCATTGGCCGCTCGGATTGAAGACGTGGCGGCTCGGACGCCAGGCGGCGCGGGCGTCATGCAGGACTTTGCCCAAGCCAATCAAGCGGCCGTCAATCGTAGGGCGGCACAAGGAATTGGTGAAGCGGCAGAAGAACTTGGACCGCAAGTTTTTTCCAATGCAGCGCAGCGGATTTCCAAGCCATTTGAAGACATCAAAAACCTCCCAGGCAAGCCAATCACGGTGGGCGGAAATGTCGAAAAGACCGCTGATGACATTCTGAGAATTCAGGGCAAGCAGATCTCTGCGCAGCGTGATCCAGCGCTTACAACCTTGGCCGAACAAGCCAAGATACTGGCTCAGAACAAGGGAAAAATCGACGGGGAAACCTATCAATTGACCCGTTCCGGGTTATCGGATCAGTCATTCGAAGCTACAGGCACGAATAAGGCGATGTATGGAAGATTGCTGTCTGCGCTGGATGATTCGGCAGAAGAATCCCTGAAAGCCGGAGGCAATGCGGCGCTGGCGAAGGCCCTGCGGGAGGCGCGCCCTCAATATGGAAACTTGAAAATCCTCGAAAAAGGAGCGGTTGCAGAGGCTGGCAATGTGAGTCCTGCGCGACTCGCGGCGGCTTTGCGGGCCAACAATCCGAAGGCTTTCCGTGAGGGTGCGATGGAAGGCAATCCGCTGTATGACGTGGCAAAAGTCGGCGAAAGCATGAAGCCATTGCGGGCTGGATCGCCGACTTATGAGCGTGAAGCGACTTCTGATATTTTGTCTGCCTTGATTAAGGCTCCACTGGCTTATGGCGCAGCAAAATTGACGACTTCAAAAGGGATAAATTCCTATCCGCAATATCTAATCAATAACCCAATGGCGGCAGCAATAGCCGCGCCAGCTGGGCAAGCAGCTACGCCAGCAGCAAAAGCGCTGGCAGCGGCTTTAAGTCAAAGGCTTCTTCTTAACCCAGTAATGGCCGAACAGCAGTAGGCCCCATTTTTCTTTAAGGATTTTTCGGCCAATCCATAGACAAAAAGCAATGGCAATCCACCAAAAGTAGTCGCGTAGGGCTGCAACAATGGCGATTCCTAAGGCGGCGTAGAAAAGGTCCATGTTCATGCTTTCAGTTTTGGTTTTCTTCCGGGCTTCCCGATTGGGTACATAAGTTGTTCCATAGGAATTTTTTTCTCATGATAAAGAAATCTATCCCAAGCGGCGCGACAAGTTCTGCATGTCCGGTTTTCTTTATAGACATAGGTATTTTCTGGCGTAAATTCATGGCCATTTTTGCAATGGGTTTGAGCGCGTTTTTTTTCAGCATGCGCTTTCACGGCAGTCATGTAGTCAAGTCTGGAATTCAGAGCCTGTTCTCGTCTAGTGGCCCAACGGCAATTTTCCGGAGAGTATGGACCATCATTGTTAATTCGATCAAGAGTAAGTCGCGGAGGTCGTGGACCCATGTCTTTTTCAAAGTCTTTGAATGAGTGACGCCACTTGTCACAAACGTAAATGCCTCGACCGCCATAATTCTTCCAGTCTTTACTCTTTGAATTTGTACATCTTTGGATCATATTTGCCCAAGTGTTGTACAGCGATTGTTTGGTTTTATCTCTCATAGGAACTCAAAGTAGTTGGTGAGAATTTTATTGTAATTCAATATCTTGGGGAATACAAATGAGTTATAACGGATCTGGGACATTTGTCCTCGTCGCGGGGAATCCGGTGATCACGGGGACGACCATTAGTTCCACCACCATGAATAACACGCTGTCGGATATTGCGACCGGCTTATCTACGGCGGTCACAAAAGACGGCCAGACAACACCAACGGCCAATATCCCCATGGGCGGCTTCAAACTGACGGGCCTGGGCGCAGCCACGACGGCAGGCGATGCCCTGCGCTTTGAAAATATTGCGCTGCTTGGCTCCAGCATCCAGAATCAGACCTATGTGGCCTTTACGACAGGCGGCACCAGCACGGCCTACACGCTGACGCCAACTCCGGCGATAACAGCCTATACAGCCGGACAATCGTTCTTTGTCAACTTCAACGCAGCATCCGGTGCAGCTCCCACGCTGGCGATTAGCGGCGTTGCCACACCGCCGAATCTAGTTAAACAGCTCGGCGATGGCACGTATGCAAATATCGCGGCGAATGACATCCTGATCAATCATCGCAGTCGCGTGACGCTGCTCAGCGCTACTCAGGCATGGGTAGAGTCTCTGCCCTTGGTGGCAATTAACCAAGGCGGCACCGGGGCAATTACAGCGGCAACGGCACTGGCTGCTTTGGGTGGTATGGCTTTAGCAGATGTCGCTACGCAAGCCCAGCAGGAAACGGCTACTAGCGTCATCAATGCGGTAACGCCAGGGCGACAGCAATATCACCCAAGCGCCGCAAAAGCATGGTGCGTCGTCGATACTGCAGGAACGGTTTCGCAAGCATACAACATTACCAGCGTGACCGATACAGGCACGGGAATTATTACCGTGCTTTGGAATGTTGATTTTTCGGGAACGGCATATGCGCCAGTGGCTCAGGCTATTTTTACGCCAACAGGCACAGCGGCGGGGACACTGGTAACGCACATCAATAATTCTCTAGCCGCCGGTCAAGCCGTCTTTACGGCGGTTCGCATGAGCGATTTTTTGGCGACAGACCCCAATTTCTGGTCAGTGCATGCTTTTGGAGACCAATAATGCGAAAAATCATCTACACCCAGCCCGATGGTGGTCTTTCCATCGTCCATCCGGTATTCAACACCCGAGGCGAGCCGGAAGACTTTACGGAAGCCGATGCAGAGCAACGGGCTTGGGACAAACTCCCGGCAGATGCGATTAACCCGCGCTGGGTGGATGCTGCTGATATCCCGGAAGACCGGACCTTTCGTAACGCTTGGGTTGCTGCTGACAAGCGCGTGACGCACGATATGGACAAGGTCAAAGCCATCGCCCACACCATGCGCCGCGCCAAGCGCGCAGAAGAATTCGCACCCTTGGATGAAGTGATCGCCAAGCAAATACCCGGCAAGTCCGCAGAAGCCGCGGAGGCTGCACGCTCAGCCATCAGGGCCAAGTATGACGCGGTCCAAACCAGCATCGACGCGGCTCGGGATGTCGATGGCGTCAAGAGTGCACTGGCATGATCAATATCAAAGAAGCCCCATATTTCGCCATGGGTAACGGCGTCACCGACGACACAGTGGCGATGATGGCGGCGCATGCCACGGGGGCGCTTGTTTATTACCCGGAAGGTGATTACCTGTTCGACAAGGTGGATTTTTTCGAGGGCGGGATTGTTGGCGATGGCAAGGGCAAAACCCGGCTGCTGTCGAACAATGCCGGTACTGATGACCTGATCAAATACAAGGGCACAGGCGGCGCGACGGCCATTCCCCTGTTCAAGGATTTTTCCATCCAGTCGTTCGCCGTCAAACCCAGCGGCGCGGGGCTGCGCTTTGTCCCGACTTCCGGGGAACTGTCCTACGCTCAGTTGTCCGGCGTGTTGGTCTACAACTGCCCGCGTTCGGTGCAGTTTGACGCCGTGGCAAAGTTCCACATGGCGGATTGTGATTTACTCAATTACACCGATGCCGGGGCGTTTGTCGCCAATGCCTATAACGTGGATTCCGGCGATTCGGTGATCCATGGATGCCTGATCAATACCGGCCAATCCAGCGGAAACCGTCATGCCGTGCACCAGGAATCCGGCGCAGGGCTCAAGCTGATCGGCAACAAAATCCTGGGCGGCACGGCGGGCTATGTGCTGTCCCATGCCGGGAACGGGCAAAGCGGGCCGCTTCTGCTCATTGGGAACAGCATTGAAAATGTAGCTGGCTATGCGGTTTATCTCGGGCGCAAGTCGGGGTTTACCGGCATGTATGGCGGCGTGGTGATTGTCGGCAATGAGATTGCGGTTTGTTCGGATGGTGTCGCTACCGATGTACTGGGCGGCCTGGTCGAATTCAACATCTCCTCAAACTACATCAGCTTGAACAACGCCACCGGCAAGCATGTTGCGCTCAATGGCGTTGATAAGTTCATGGTGGGCTCAAATACCTTTGTCGGCGGCGCGACGGCGGTGGATATCACGGCCTCCTGTTCAAACGGCAAGATTGGTAAAAACACTTATGCCGGGCAGTCGGTAGCCACGGTTTCCAACGCCAGCATGACGACGTTTGTCGATGTCGACACACAACATGGGATCGTTGCATCCATTACCCACAACACGGCATTTGGCCCGCTGTTCCATGGCGCTACGAATGTCACATTCCCGACGCCCTTCACCGTCGCCCCGCAAGCCGTGCATTGCAATGCCGGAGGCGGCGCTGGTATCGCAGCGGGATTCGGCGGCTATGCCACAAACATTACCAAGACCGGGTTTACCTATAACTTGGTTGCCGTAACAGCCGGAGCGACAAGTGGAAACACCTGGAGCGCGGAGGGCGTCGTGTGACGGAATATATGCAAGTCATTGTCCCGGTCGCCATATTCCTGCTCACGCTGGCCGCTGGCGCGCTCGGCTGGTTTTGCAGGACTGTGTACGGCATGGCGCAGACGAATTCCACCAGACTCGCCGATCATCAATTGGAGGTGGCAAAAAACTATGTCACCAATGAGCGCCTGGAGCAAATGTGGGCGCGGATGGATGGCCGATTGAATGATATTCATGTGATGGTTGCCAAGAGGATGACAGAAAAATGAACTTCGATTCCGCTTTTGAAAAACTCATCGGGCATGAGGGATCTTATGTGAACGATCCACGCGATCCCGGAGGCGAAACTAACTGGGGCATCAGCAAGCGCAGCTACCCAGATATAGACATCAAAAGCCTGACCATCGAACAGGCGAAGGCCCTATACAAGCGAGATTATTGGGACCGCGCCCGCTGTGATTCTTTACACCCAATCATTGCTTTTCAAGTTTTTGACGCGGCGGTGAACAGTGGCATAGGTCAATCGATCCGATTCCTGCAAAAAGCTGTTGGCGTGGCCGATGATGGCGTTGTAGGGCCGAAGACGCTGGCTGCAATACAACAGCAAGACCTGGCGGAACTCATAGCTCGATTCAATGCCGAACGGCTGGAGTTCATGACGAAGCTTAGCAATTGGGACCGTTTCGGCAAGGGCTGGGCGCGGCGCATTGCATCTAACTTGAAAGAGGCGACCTAATGGCTCTTGACCCTATCAGCGCAGTCCTGGACATTGGCGGAAAATTGATAGATCGCCTCTGGCCTGATGTTGCACAACGCGATGCAGCAAAACTGGAGTTGCTAAAGCTACAACAGCAGGGCGATTTGGCGCAGATCGCTGGGCAGCTTGAAATAAACAAAACAGAAGCCGCAAGCGCTAGCACGTTTGTAGCTGGCTGGCGACCCTTCATCGGGTGGGTTTGCGGCGCGGCATTGGCCTATACCTACATCGGCTACCCGCTGATTTTGTGGGCTGGGGCTCTCTGGTTCCCCGGCATCAAACCGCCCGTTTTGGGTAATGATGGAATGCTTTATGAGTTGATGTTCGGCATGCTTGGCCTTGGTGGTTTGAGAACCTTCGAAAAGGTCAAAGGCGTGGCAACCTGAGTGCCCTGCGCTCCCCATGCCATCGGCCTGCTGAGTGGATTTGGTAGAGGGTCATGCGTTAACACAGGTTTCGTGGAATAGCATGTTTCGCATGCCATCCTTGAAGCCGCCTATAAAAAATTCGTCAGTGATAGGCTTGCCACAGCGGTGACAGGTCGTTTTCATCCCATGGGAGATTCGGCCAGCCGTAGGTAGCCGGACGGCGTGGTCAAGCTCCCCGATGTCCTTGACTTTGGTGG